AAATGACGCCTTACCCGGCTCATCTGCTCATCGAAACGGACCGCATCCAGACTCAGGTCAATAACAAGATCACCAACCGGCTGGGACATATCTCACACCTCCCGGAATCCCCGCTGAAGCCATCATTAATGCGACATCATCCTCGCTGACATCCGCCACATCCGCAGACGATAAAATCTCACGCCCTCCGTCCCCACCAAACCGGACGCCTCCGGCAAGTCCTGCCGCTTTCTGCATCAGCATTTTTTCCTCATCCGGCATCTCCGTCTGCGCTTCCTCACGCCGGGGGGCAAGCAGACTGAAATCAGAGGGATGCATATCCGGATCGCAAAAAAACAGGCTGAGTACGGCGTACGTCAGCCCGGAAAAATGCATATCCAGTTGGGTATCGTGAAAATAATGCGTACGGTAAAAATGTCGCCAGTCGGCATATTCGGTGGATGTCATCCCGGCAAGCATGGCGCGCCAGTCAGGCCTCCCCATCTCACGCGCCAGTCTGAGGGCAAAATTCAGCTCGCCGTCGAAGACTTTCCCGCAGAAAAATCATCATCAGTCAGCGCGTTATTTTTCGCCACTTCGGTGCTGTCAGTATCCGCATGAACAGCCCCGCTCATCCCGGACAGACGCAACACCACATCTTCCGCCCGGGCAATGGCATCCGCAGGCCAGGTGGTGAGCACCTCCTGTTCGATCTGCATCACAGCCTCATTCATTGACGGTGATGCCGTTTTCTGCGGATGGTTATGCCACAGGGACATCGCCACCAGAAACGCGCCGGTTCTGACGAGATCTTCCACGCTTACCTGCAGGTTGCCGCTGGATTCTGCCTGTTCTGCACGCCGTTTCAGGAGGGCAAGATGCTCAATACGCTGCAGCGCAGACAATTCGGAAAGCGTGACAGACACACCGTTATATTCAAATTGTTCTGTTTTCAGAAACATGTATTACCTCCGTTTACCCTGCAGCGCCCGCTTCAGTAACGGTGACTTCAGCCACTGCGGCGAACTGACCATTTCCGCTCACCACAGGGATCTGCACCTTACCTGTCGCCACGCCGTTTACCGTAATTGTCATATCTTTCACACTAATGGTGGCTTTCGACGGATCGGCGGAAACCGCTCTGAACGTCTTGTCGGTTGCACTTTCCGGCTCAAAAGAAACCGTCAGGGTGGTTGTTTTCCCTTTTGCCACCGTACCGGATGTCGGCGTCACCTTAATCGCAGTGACCGGCGTAATTTTGCTGCGTTCTTCCGCTACAGAAGGTTTGCCCACGTTGGTCACTTTCACCGTGCGGGTGATCACTTCTTTCGCCGTCACGGCCTTACCGATACTGCTGACCCAGCCACGAAACACATCCACCGTGCCGTTCGGAAAACGGATTTTATAGGCCCGCACATCCCCGCTTTCAAACCAGCCTATAAGCCCTTTCTGACCTTCTTCTCCCGGTTTCCAGGCCAGCGTAAAACTGGTATCTCCTGCAGACTTCTGCCCCTGCCCGGTCGCGGTCCAGTCCGCGTCTTCATCATCCAGGTAGTTATCATCGTAGGGTTCTGCCGTCATCTCGCCCGGCGTCAGATCCTTCACCTTAGCCAGTCGCTGCCAGTCATCGTCTGACAACGGGTTTGCATAGGCGTCACCCTGACCGTTATAAACCCACAGGGTGGTACCGGCACCTTTTACCGGCTCAAGGGGATTTGGTGTTGACATATCGTCCTCACATCTCGTATGTAATGGAATAAGTCAGATCCGCAGAACTCCATAACGCCATATCGTCATCACGACGATACTCATAGCCCTGCGTAACCATCGTGGTAATCAGGTCTGCCAGTGCCGGGATCGCAGTCATCGCCGGATAAATCCGGCTTTCCATCCACGAATCCAGCTCCGAATCCGGTACCTGTGCTGGTAAAAACACCTCAATATGCAGTGTGGCCCGCCAGGTATCTGCATCCAGCTCTTCACCGGTATACTCTGCATCCGTCAGATAAACCGCGACCGCGGGAAAATCCTCTTCGTCAAAAACAACGGGGCGACCATCAAACAGCGTCGCCCCGTGTTCATGCAGCTCCAGTGCATCCAGCACTGCCGCACGGATATCAGTATGTTTCATCGTTTTATCGCAATCCTCAGTTGTTGTTTCAGCGCGTATGCCAGTTCTCCGGGCAGACGTTCACGCCGGATACGGTCAACATTCTCATCAAACGCCTGTTTCAGTGGGGCCGCCATCGGGATTTTCACCACATCAATGGGGTAACGGTTTTTCCCGACCACACGCTGCATGACATGCCAGCGACCATTTTTTAATCGCTGAATAAATGCCCGCTGATAACGATGCTGACCGGCTTTGAGTATGCTGTCCGGACGACGCCCCGGCATCCTGATCCCCAGCTTAATCACCGGGAGATCACCGCGGTTAACGATAATTCTGGCATTCGGATTTCTGACCGTGGCCCGTTTCAGTCTGGACCGTTCCTTTACCAGTTTCCGGTTCACCCTGGTTTCCCGGGCAACCTGTGACGAAGACTGATTAATCGCCGTTGTGGCCACGCGGTTAATGGCCATTGCTGAAGCCGCCGGAATGGCGTTTTTACGAACCCGGCTCAGATTTTCAATCGTCTGATCAAGCCCTTTTATCGCCATAATTCACCCTGCGTTTATCGTCGCCGGTTAACTGCGGGTGGTTGCCCACGGTTGAGCCAGAGATAACAACTCCCTCCGTCATCCGGAGAAACACGGTCCACCCAGAACATCTCGCCGTTAATGGTCAGCGTGTCACCACGCCACACGGCACGCACCGTATCCGTCCGCACAAATAATGACGGACAGCTTCCTTCAATACGGACCCCGCTACCGGCAAACCCCAGCGACTCCGGATCGTCAAAAACCCCCTGAACTTCGCTGCCACACTGTGCCCCCGAGGTGAACTGCGCACAGAGCCCCATCACTTCAACAATCGTGCTGTCCACCCCGGCAAGGGCAGCATCAAAGGCATTCTGAAAATCACACATGCTCAGCCGTTCCGTGCTGTATCATGGCTGTCGCCAGTGGTGATGGCACCAGAACACGCATGCCCCGGTACGTCAGTTCAACGGGACGGCCTGTCTCCGGGCAATACCCCATCACATGCAGGCATTTCCGCACACGGACCGCTTTAACATCATCCGTAGCATCAGTGTTGTGCAACTGCTCACCATCGTCTGTGTGATTTTGCTCAGGCCCGCTCTCATCACCAGGCATAATGCCCTCCCGGGAAGCAGCAAGCTCCTCTTCCCACTCAGACACACGTTGCGCAATATCCGCAGCACTCCCCGACATATCCGCCTCGCGCCCCAGCAGGCCAGCCAGTTGACGAAGACGTTTCTGATTTTCTTCTTTTGTTGCCATATCAGCCCCCTGTGAAAAAAGACACGGGGCATTTCGCCCCCGCTCACGGATTATTTCACCTGCACCACCACAAACTCATCCGGATCCGGCAGCACCATCAGCGGTGCGGACTGCGTCATGGTAAATTCACGGGCCGGATCGCCCACGGTCAGCCAGTGTTTCGGGTAACGGGAAGAAGCCACCACACCTTCGGACAACGCCTGCGCATCCTGAATGGCACCGTAACAACGGATCCCATCTGCAGCCGTATTTCCCAGGACCAGCGTGCCCTCCGGCAGATAACGTTTTTCGGTACCGTCCTCTGCCACATAAGACGTTTTCGCCACCACAATGGCCAGATCGCCGTAATACCCTTTGAAAGACACCACCGCCCCCAGGTCTTTCACTGCCGTTTCGAGTTGTGAATTTGAGCCGCGACGGGTATCCAGTTTTTCGCGGAACAGCTTAAAACCATTCAGCAGACGCCAGACAGTACCGTCCATAATGGCAATATTCACAAGACCGCTGGCCTGATCGCAGTAGAGGTCAATATCATGCGTCGGATCAAACGTATCACGGTCCTGCTCAGACCATTTTTTACCGTCGGCCTGCTCAATGTTATTTCCTTCAGAGCGTCCAAAATCCACCTCGACAGTATCAAACTGATCCCCTTCCATGGTGTATTTGCCATACAGCACGGCATTCACCGCCTGCATTTCTTCCACCTGGACAATGGCATGCTCTTCCTGTTTGAGGTTATCGGTGATGATACGCAGACGACGGTAGGCCGGGTCGTTCAGTTGAGCCGGATCTTCACCGGGAAGACGCTCAACCGCCTGCTGGTAATTAAATTCGTGTTTCGGCTTGACGTAGCCCGGACGTAACACGCGGGTTTCACCACCGCGATGACGCAGCACTTTTCCTTCAACAACCGGGGAGACATAGGCCGCCACCGGCGTTTTTCCGGTAATTTTGTCCAGCATCACCT